GTTAACGACCAACCGGTTCCTACATAATCCTCACTATGATATAAGTGATCTACATAGTCCTGATTAAAACCATCTCCTGTGTCCGCTGCTGCCAAACCTTCTGTTAAGGCTGGTTTGCTTAGGGCTCTAGCGATTAATTCTACTGCTGAAGGGGTTTCCGTTATTCCTTTGTTAGTATTTATACTGTTTATGCTATCAGAATTGGTTATTGTTTCAGATTTATTTAATCCAAATGTCCAAACCGTGCTATCTGATACCGTTTGTGATTCTGTTAATGCTTGACTAACTAATATTGCTGGGCTGTCTGTTGCTGTTCCTGTATCAATGTACTCAACAATTCTCCCGATTGTGAGAACATCTGTTATTGTACTGGTGTCTGCGAACGCTCTTGCGTATGCTGCAACCACTGCCGGCACATCTGTAACTGTAACAGAATGTGCTAAGGGTTTGCTCAGATCCATATAGAACTGATGATCCCCAATATTATAGTTGTCAATATCAACTCCATCGCTGGAATCGTTCCAATAAGCGGAGTTCGGTGATCCGCCATCTCCTAAAACAACATACGGTTGGCCAATATCCTGATCTGTAGCTGTAGGTGCATCAGTGAATGTTCCAGGAACAAAGGCCTTGGCTACTGCGTCTGTTGCTGTAGATGTGCTTGCTAGTGGTATTTCAAAGAATTTAGCTACTATTTCAGATGTGCTTACTGTGTCTGTTGTTTTGTGTATGTAGAACGTGTATCCTGTTGAGGAAACTGAGAATGCAACATTAAAATCTATTATACTTTTAACAACGAGATCGCCAAACACTTGCATTCCTGCAGGGTGTACTGTATCTCTTATTGCTCTGTCCCATACTGTTTGCTGTGTTCCTGATTTAATAACATACGCGTATGGTTGATATCGTTTATTATCTTGTAATTTATTTACATCTGATAATTTTCCTCTATCATCTTTCCATTTCCCCTCATAATCAAATAAGTATCCTGTATTAATTGTTATGGTAATTGCTTCTCCTGAGGGAGAAGTTATTACAAGATCTGTTTCATCATTTAAAAAGCCTTGTCCAGGATTAATAATTAAAAATGCATCAGGCAATCCTGCTGATGTAATTGAAGTGACTCTTATATAAGAATTATTTTGCTGGCCTACAAGAGTATAGTTGTCAGATTTTGTGGTGTAGACATAAAAGTATCCACCACCGGAACCATTTGAACCATCGCCTGTTGCTGCATAACTCTTACCATCATCTCCTGTTTCATTAATTTTATAAATTTGGCCAACTTTAAATCCTGCATTTGTTGCTGAACCAGAATAAGACTTATATTTAACTGAGGTTAATTGCCTAAGTATATATCCGTAAATATCTGCTGCCGTGTTTCCTGCCAGATCATCAACTACATAAGTTCTTATATCTACAGACTCGTTGGTTCCATCAGTAAGAACATTAACACCTGCTGTTGTATATCCTGTTCCACCGGCTGTAACGGCAATTGCTGTTATTTTTCCTTCTGCTATTGTAGCTGTTGCTGTAGCTCCTGTACCTGATCCGTAAAATTGTATTGATGGGAGCGCATAGTATCCTGCACCACCACTGACTACAGTTACAGATTGTATCACACCGCCTGATAAGGTAGCAGTTGCTGTTGCTCCTGCTCCAGGGCCTAGAATTGATGTTGTGGGTGAGTCAAACTTAAGCATAAGATCATAAGTTTGTCCGTCAGTAGAAGAAGAATAAGTATTCTTCTCTACCCTAGTTACTGTAGCGTTTTGTGTATGTAATGCTGTAACTGATCCTACAGACTTACTATATCTAATATCAACCTTTTTACCTGCTAGTGATAGCGGATATAAGGCAGCTGTATTTTTTGCTCCTTGTAACTTAACTGCTTGTTCTACACTATAAAGAGCATCTGAAGGTTTTAAAATATATCTACTAGGGTATTGTACTTCAACATTCTCAGCGTACATTAACCTAAAAAATGTTTCTATTGATTCCCTATTACCTTTGGCTTCATAAAAGTCTTTAGCTCTTTTATAAAAGAAACGTTTATCTACCTTTACACTTTTAGGAAAATCATTTACAAGTGCTCCTCGCCATTTATCTAAAAAGGCTTCTTGCGCATAGTCAATGTCATTACTGTAATTTACTATTTCATCACTTTGCTTAGCATCTTGATCCATGAACTCATAATACTTTTTAAGGAAAGTAACAAAGGTAGGATAGTCATCTCTAATATGTTCTGGAAATTGTTCTTCTATTAAGAAGGAAGTGTTTCTTGTTTCTGTTTTTATATCACCCTGTGCAGCATCTAATACCACTGTTGCTGTTGCGCCCGTTGCTGAGCTGTCAGAAGCATGGGGTGTTATAGTAACCGTTGGATTGCTTGTATAACCTGTTCCAATGTTTGTAACTGTAATAGCTGTGACTATACCACTAGATACTGTTGCTGTTGCTGCGGCTCCTGTACCACCTCCGCCTGTGATTGCTATCGTAGGTATATAGTTATATCCCGTACCCGCTGCCGTAACCGTTATAGACGAAACGTATCTATAAAATGATGGGATATAATCTGTCATTAGATCTCTTCTACTTCAGGCGTTGCTGTAATTACTGTACCTGCTCTTGAATTTGTTTGTGAATTCACAACACTATCGTCTAGTGTTAATACTGTGTTTCTTGAGGGTTTAGCAACCACGGCTGATGTAGAAGTATCTGAGGTTCTAATTAATGCTTGTGTTGTTATGTCCTTGACAGAATCATGAGGAGTGACTTGTATTCTTAATGCTGCTTCTGTTCCATACAATTTGTTTATTGTTGTTGATGGAATACTTACTGTTCCCGAATCATAGTTTATTGTGCCTATAGATGCTACAATCGTTCCTGATGGTGTAACTGCATTGACTGTTCCTGATCCACTATATAGTGGTGCAATTACTCCTGTTGCTGGAACATCTTGCAATATGACTTTCGTTGTTACAGAAGCTATTGTTAAATCAAAATATGTACTTGTGAGTTCTCTTGGCTGTAACTTCTGATTAAATTTAACCGTATAATTTTTAGCTACAGCTAAATCAGGCTTAATTCTTTTTTGTAATTTGTTTTGTATGTTTATAGATATTATTGAATCTGAAGATTTTTTAATTGAATCGTGTAGTCTTGTATAATAAAAGCTCTTGTTTAATCTGTTTAAGTTATTCTTAAAATAAGAGTTTATATTAATTAAAACTTCAGCTTCTATTTGACCTTTTGCTAATAAAGTTAATCTAGGATTATATACTACTCCCACATCTAAAGAAACGTATGTGTACTCTGGATCGACAAATTCAGGAATAATAGATACCGGTGTTTTGGGTTCTATAACTGCTGTTTTAATATTATCTTTGTCTGATTCTGTTATAAATGTTCCTGCTACAGGATTAAGTGATACAAATACTTTACCATATATTGGTGGATCGTTTTTCTCTCCTCCCCAAACGGAACATGATTGTATATTAGGATTGCTTGCTAATATAAGTGTTTCATAGTCTTGCTCTGTTACTGCTCTATCTCTTGTTGCATTAAATCGAGGAGCATTAAATCTAATTTCATCTATTGTTTCGTGGCCGGTGCCACCTGTTGATATTGCGTATGTGTTGTTATAAACTGCCTCGCCTGATGTTGCAATGGTTGTTCCTGATGCAAAAGTTTTGGCTGTGTTTGCTGCTAATCCATTTGTGTTTATATAATCAAGTATAACAATGTTTCCAGTAGATAGTTTTTTACCAATTACACCATCTCCAAATCTTATTTGGAATAATCCATCGGCTCCTTCTTCTACAAAATATGCTTTGGTGTCTGATTTAACATTTAAAAATGTTGCATTTAATTTATAAGTTGTTGTCGTTAAATCTGTTGATGAATTTTGTACTCTAACTCTTAGTGTAGTTGTGTCTGCTCTATCATTAGGCAATACATAAGGGCCGGGTTCTTTGCCTGTTGAAACTATAAATTGATTTTGTACTCTTAGTCCTTCTTTAATAACTAGTCCAGGGAAAACAAATTGTGTTTGTGTTGACGATGACGCCACTTGCCCTGTGTACATTCCATAGGATAGTCCTGAAGATATTGTTACATTTTCTCCTGTGGAAACCTGTGTTCCTAAAGTTTTTTGTGCTTCTTTTTTACCGCTGTTAGGAGCGTGAAATGTTACACCACTATGCTCTGTAAATGTGTATGCTGTTGATCCTGTCCCACCCGTGTCTACTGCGTCTGATGCTGCCTCTGTTAAATATAAAGGAAAATAGAATCCTTTTCCTAGTGTTGCATGTGTTCCGTATAACCAATAAGGTCCTGTTCCTCCAGCTGTAACAGCTTGAGTTGTTGTTGTTCCTGCTGGATAGTATTTGAATATCGTGCCATCTACATTTGAGCTAAATGAGGCGTCCCTTGATAAGACCAATGTCGTTGCTGTATAACTAGCTGGAACCGTTACTGCTAGATTAAGTGCTGCTGTTGAACAGTGGGTTGATCTTGGTGTATAACCAAGTGCTTTTGCTATTGATACTACAGATTCTCTCTTAATAGCTGTATCAATGAAGTTTTCATTAGCTAACATGTGTGCTAACATGCCATTATAATGTGTATTGTACGCTAATAAGTCTATTAAAACAGACAGGCCGGAGCCTTCAAAGTTATAATCTGAAAATTCTGTTTGACTATTTAAAAAGGTCTTAAGGTTTGCCTTTATGTTGTCAAAATCTAATTCTGTTACATTTAATTGTGCCATCTATTTACCTCAGCCTCGTAAGACTTACCTCTAAGCCTTGTGGTTCGTTGATTCCTTTTACAAAAAATCTTATTGTTATATCATAACTATTGGTATCATACCTTGCCTTACAATCTACATTAACTGTTTCTACTCTGGGTTCAAAATTGACTATTTGTTGCTCAACAGCTCTTGAAAGAGATGTTTCCATTCCTGGACGCATTTGTTCAAATAACATTCCATAAAGTCTTGAACCCAACTCCGGATGAAAGGGTCTTTCATAAGGCTTTGTTAGAAGTAAATTCATTAATGATTGTTTTACAGCATTCACATCTAACTTCTTGTTTATATCTCCAGAAAGAGAATTTTTCGTAAACAACATATCGAAGTCTTTGTATAGTCTTGCTGTTTTAAGTTTTTGTGTTATTGCCATGTTAGTATTTATACTACCAGTCGAATTCTGGTATCTCTAAATTTAAAAATTCTTCTTTTTCTAATCTCTTTCTTATGCTTGTATCAATTACTACTTTAGCATCTGGAAATTTAGGTAGTGATCCACCTTTAAGTATTGCTGCTGGATCTATATCTGGGAATGAAGTGGGGGTTGCTTTAACCGTAACGTTTACTCCTTCCTTTTCGACATTAGGTATTAACTTACAAATACTATCTAGATCTATAGCGCCTGATCTAAGTAGGTTTTGTAAATCATCAAAGTTTTTAATATCTCCTAAGTCTATGCCACCCCATTTATTTTTTAAATATGTTAGTTGAGTTTCTATACCGTCTTTGTTCATCGCTCCTAACATAATAATTTTTAAAAAGTCTGTAACGTCTTCATGTAATGTCTTATCTGCTGCTGCTATAACCTTATTTAAAATACTAGGTATCATTCCTTCCAACTTGCCCATTACACTATTGACATCCTCTAAAGCATCATTTTTTATTTTGTTTATTTTGCCTAAAGGCGATTCATTAATAATTGAATCAAACTTATCTTCGGCTGCTTGAACTTTATCTGCAAGTTCTTTTAATTTTTCGCTTGGTCCGCAACTCATATCTTATCCATTTGGTGTAGAAGTTTCTTGTGATCCAGGAGTTGGTGAGCTTGCTCCGCCAGTTCCAGGTACTTCTGTATGTGTATGTTGTGTATGTGTAATGCCCGCTACTGTAATCTCACCGCCAGTATATGTAATTGCTGCTGTTGGAGATGTTAATGTATGGGTTCCACCTATTGTTTCTGTGAGTGTGCCACCGATTGTATCTGATTTAGTTGTAGCCACATCTAATATTTGATCTGCTAAAGTTTTTAATGTCATTGTATCACCAGAGCCTACTTCTAATACGCCGCTCGCTGCTATGAATATATTTTCTCCTGCCAATAATTTATATGTTCCTGCTGCTGAAACGACTACATTCTCTTTAACACTTTTTAAATCTTTACCGTATGTTTTGATAATTGTTTGTGAAACAGAGTCTGTTCTATTTTTAGCTATACTAATAGTTTGATTTCCTACTATTGTTTCTGTATCATCTACTGCTACACGAACTGTTCTATTTCCCTTGATTGTTTGGGTTACATCTGATACAACCGATTTAATATCGTTGCCATTTATCTTTCTAACTCTTGATCCAAGAATAGATAAGAAATAATCTCCTTCTACTTCTTCGTATTTGTCGCCCTGTACTAATAGTTTAGCATCTCCTGCTATTGTAATATTACATGATCCTCTTATAAGAACATTATTGTCTTTAGCAATGATCTCATAGTTATCGCCCACAATATTTGAAACCTTTGTTCCATCATCTTGAATCTCGTAGTTCGTACCTGATGGGTGGTATTCATGAATTCTTCTGTTTGATTCTGTATTATCAGTTTCAAATATATGGCCTGCTCTTGTTTCCTTAACTGTATTAAACGGATACAATGAAGTCCACTCTTCATCTCCTGGCTCAGGACTTTCACCGTCTCTTAATTTTTGTGCTGCGTCGAAGTATTTGGCGTCGTCTTTTGATTTTCCTCTTGGGTGTGGTTCGTCCCATGTTTTTCCTTCGTAATCTTTTCCTGATATATCATCTAATATGCCATCGCCGGTTTCTTCTGATACCGATGGTGCTCGAGCTGTTCTTATTTCTGTTTCTCTTGTTGATCTTCTGTTTAATAAAGAGTAATGTGTTTCTGCTGCCTCATTTCTAGCAAGTCTAGAAATATCAGGTTCTCCTATTCCTGCAAACCCAACGTCTGGTTCGTCTGGAAGTCTAGGGAATCTACCTGTTGGATCCATGAAGCCACTTGTATCGCTTACTTCAGGTTTTGTTGCAAATTTGCCGGCTATTGTTCCTATGATCATAGGTATTTGTCCGTCTTCACCGTCTGCAAAGAAACCTATAACTGTTGAACCCTGTAATAATGAATGGTTCTCCATTATTCCATTGACGCCCGCACTTGTAACGCCATGTAATGGAATAGCATATGGTAAATGTTTTACAGGCAAGGTTGCTTTATTCCCTGTATGATATCCTGTTATTCTAACTTTAACTCTACCGGCATAAGTTGGATCGTTGTTATCTTCAACAATACCTAACCACCAAATAAAATCTGGTATATTTAATTTACCGTAATTTTTTAATCCTTCACTCATGCTAATTGTGCTCCTACCTTACCATCATCTGCTTCACCTAATGATTTCGCTAATCCATTTTTAACAATCTCTACTTTCATTGTATGTCTTGCGCTATCGATTTTATGTTTAATAGCTGTTATTAAATAGGTTCCTGTTAATAAAGGATCAATCAAATCATCATAAGTTGCATCTGTTGGTTTGTCTCCTGCGTTAGGATAAACCAACTTAATAAGCTTTCCAGCTTCTATGTCTGTTCTTCCTGGTAAGTCTATTTCAAATTTGTTATCATTGAAAGAACTAAAATAAACCTGTCTAAATAAATTGTTGGCTAGTAATGCTGGGTTGGCTGCATCTCCATATTTGCCGTCTACCAATCCGCCTTGCATACCAGTAAACATAACTTGATTTAAGTATTTAATATTTACAAATGAATATGGATTCCGTTGTATCCCTGCAGGTATTGGAATGCCTATGTCTGTGTGAACAAAGCTACCAAATTGATCACGCCCATCTAATGTAACTTCAGCTTGCTCTTTTGTAAACAAATCAAAAGCTCTTGTGGAGGCTGAATAGTATCCACTGTCTTGTCCATCTAATATATTAATT